CGCCCTTCGTGCCCTGCAGCACCGACGCATGCCAGCCCGTTGCGAGCGGAGTTTGCGTAGTCGGCGTGTTGCCTTCGTAATTCGCCACCGCGCCGAATTGCGCCTGCGTCTGCGGGCGGGCAAACGACAGCGTGCGATTGCATTCGACCGCGAGGATCGGCAGCAACGGCTGTTGCGCAGCGATGAAGAACGTACCGGCCGCGCCGATCAGGTAGTCGCCTACCTGCGTTTGCGTGCCGTCGACCAATGCGTACCATGTCGGCTTCGCGTACTTGTTCGGCCGGCTGTACGTCATGTCTTCAGCGTTGAAACTGGCGAGCAGCGACGTCGAGATCGGCGCGAGGCCGGTCAAATCGGCTGATGTGGGGCGATACTGGCTGTATGCGGTGCCGATCTTCGACGCGGCGATTGCGTAGCCGCGGTAGACCTTTTGCTGAATCTTTGCGCCGTCCATCCGTTACCCCCGAATGACCTGGCCGCCACCATTGCCGAGCGCGGGACCGGGCGCGAAGCCGAGGAATCCGCACATACGGCGGCGCCACTGGTCGAATAGCTTCGATCTGTCGCTCACCTCGGTCTTGTTGCGCGTCCAGACAGCAGCCTGATCGGTGTCGAGGTTGTCGCCAGCGCCGTAAATCTCCGTTTCCAGCGAGTAAAGCGGCGTCAGGTAGGTGTTGATCAAAACCGATTCTTCGCTGGCCGACAAGGTCGTCAACCGCTGGTGCAGCGACATAACGACCATCCCGAAGTAGCCATATACGAGATCCTGGTCGTCGGTGATCGTCATGGTCGTACCGTTGAGCGGGTATCCCATGAAGCGGCGCACATCAGTCAGTTGCGTGTCGGTCAGCGCCATATCAAACGTCCGTTTTCTTCGTGTACTTGCGCTTCGGCTTGGGCGAATCATCAGCGCCAGCCGATTCGTCGGCGCCTTCAGCGAAAATCTCGTGATCGTCGGTCAGATCCGATTCATTAATCACGATGAAACCGTGCGGGTTATCGTCGGAAACCGGCGACACCACGCGAACAGTCGGGCAATGCATGTGATTGGCTCCGTATTGAGCCGGGGCGGCCGTACTGCACCGCCCCGCGCGTGCTTACCCGAGCAGGGTCGCGATGTGGTTCTGCTTGATCGCCTGCGTGCCCCATGCGAGGCGCACGTGGTACACGAGCTGCATGAACTGGCGATACACAGCGACGTCGTAGGTGATGCCCGTCACCGGGTCGGTGATCTGGATCAGGTCGTCGGCCATGTCCATTGCGCGGCCGTCCGGGCCAATCGGCATCTTCGGTGCGCGCGTGATGAGCTGGATCGCCGACTTGCTGAACGCCAGGTTAGGCGTTGCGGTCGCACCGACCGTCATGGCCGTTGCGGACGTCGGGATTGCCTGTTGCAGGCCCGGAGCAGCGATCGTGATAGCGCCAGGAGCAGCGACGCCCGACACGACGACATACTTGTTGGTGTCGCCAGCGAACGAGACCGTATCGCCTGCCAGCACAGTGCCGGTGCCGGTGATCAGGTTGATGACTGTTGCGCCGACTGCATAACCAGCGGTGTCGGACGTGTAGCTCGCGCCAGTGCCCTTCGTGACTGGCTTGATCGCTGCCGAGTTGTGCAGATCCATGCCTTCGAGGCGGCCGATGATGCCGTCGCGCAGCAGTTGGTCGGTGCCCGCTTCGTTCACCTTGAACAGCACGTTCTGCTTACCGCGCAGGTTGGCGATAGCCGACGAGCCGAGCGCCAGATGCAGATCAGACTGCGGCGCGCCGTTGTCGTCCAGGATCTTGCGAACCTGAGCGATGTCCGACAGATCGCCAGCGGTGCCGAACGGTGCCGTGCCCGGCGTGCCGTAGGCGCGCGACGCGTTCTGGTACGCGGTCGCGAAGATGTCAGCTTCGATCGCGTTGCCGAGCGTGCGGAACGCCTGCGCAAACTGGTTCATCAGAATGCCGCCATACGTGCCGGCGTTGTTCAGGCCAGTCTGCTCTTCGCCGTTCCAGCGGATCGGAACGTGCTTCGACTTGCTGATGGTCATCGACACGTTGCCGATCGACGAGTCGCCGGTGTTCGGCGCGGTAACGGCCGGCGTGTTGTCCGCCATCGTGCCCGGAGGCGCGATCGGGATCATGATCGTTTCGTTCACCGCAGCGCGCGCGCCATTGCTGTTGCGCGAGACGGCGGGGATGAGGCCGACCTGCTCGCGGGAAACAACGTCCAGCGCTTCGTACAGAGTCGGAATGAGACCGGTAAGGGTGTTAGCCAAGGAAGGCTCCTAAATCAATCGGTGAAAGTCGTGCCGCTTCGTGCGACTTCCGCCTGTTTGGCGGGAGGCAACGCATCGAATGCGGCGCGTGACATGGTTTTGCCGCCAGAGCCGCCACCCGATCCACCCGATGCGCCGCCGCCGGATGCGCCGGTGCTCTTGAGGATCGAATCGCGATACGGGTACTGATCGATGATGAGTTCGAGCGCTTCGTCGAACGACGCGACCTTGCCGGGATTGCTCGGGCTGAAAAGCTTGTTGCCGGACTTGTCATAGGCGACGACTTCATTGCCTTCCAGCTTGAACGCATCGCCAAAGCGCGCTTGCACGAGGTCAGCCGGAATCGCGAGCTTTTCCGCGATGAGCTTCGAACGAGCAAAGCTGCCGCCGACCTTCTCGTTGACGAGCGACTGCTGAAGCGTGTCGCGTTCGGCAACGATCGGCGCATACTTGTCCTCGACGGCCTTGATAGCCTCCGAGCGCACTTTCTCGATCTCGCCGGCGTCGACGAGTTTCTTTGCATCGAGATTGGCAACGGTTTCGAGCGCCTTGCGTGCTGCTGCTGCGTCCGTGATGCCTTCGAATGCCTTGGCAATCTTCTCGGCCGCTTCTGCGCGTTCGCGGTGCTGCTTCGCTTCGCCGTTCAGACGCGAGATGGTTTGCACCGTGCCTGCGACGTCGAAAGCGATCTCCTTGCCTTCGTCATTCACATACACCGGCTTGCCGTCTTGCACTACAGCGAATCCGTCATCGTTCAGTTTGAGTTTCATAGGTCATCCAACCCGAGCTGTTAGGCCATCCGGCCGTGATTTGCACCGACCCTCATCCGAGGAACCGGCAATAAAAAAGCCGCACAGGGTTAGCTGTGCGGCCGGTGTGTTGCGTATTTCGTAAATCTGTGATCGCGCTATTTGCTATTCGCGAATCACGAATGCCTGACTACTGCCTGCGATCAAATGTCAAGCGTCAGTCAGTGATACCGACCGCGCCGAGTTCGGCCTTCTTCACGTTGGCCTTGATGCGAACCTTCTCGTCATCCCACGTCGTTTCTGGGCTGATGTAGCCGCGGCGTTTCGCTTCGTTGAACAGCGACTCGTCTGAGAATGTGCCATCGACGTTCATGTCGCGCAGCAGATCAATCGATGCCTCGGCCAGCGTTGCGACGCCGAAGTCCTTGAAGATCTGGACGTTGCCGCCCTTCGCTTCCTTGATCCATTTCGCTGTCAGGTCTAGCGCGGCGTCGATACCATCCTCGACGTCCTCAATCAGGCGTTGCAGCGCGCACATGCCGGCTTCGTTTTCGGCGACGGTCTGCGCGACGGTCGTCTTACCCGGCTTGATGACGAGCAGTTCGGCGCCAACCTGGCGCATGCGGTCCTCAAGGTCGAGTAGCGAGAGCCGCCCTGCTTCGATTGCCGCGCCGGTGTGCTCGACGTACTTCAGATCTGCCTTATCGGAATCGACCGTGACCATAGAGCCAGCGCCGACGATCACCGGTTGGCCGTCCAGCCCCTTGCCGAACAGAATAGGTACGCGCGCGACGTGCAGAATCGTCTGCTGGTCGCTCTTGCTCTGCCAGTGCTCGACGTTCATGTGCGCCAGCTCAAGCAGCGGCGGGACCGCGGTCATGAATCCTGTGCGCCGGCCGTAGATCGGCACGAACGGGATCACGTCGAGCGTCGTAACGCCTTCTTCGTGCAAGATCCATTCGGGCTTGTTGGTCGTCGGATCAGGCTTCTCCGACTCACGATAGGTTGCCCACTTGCCGGGATATAGCACGCGCACCTGTTCGACTTCCTTCTCGCCGAACTCGCCGTCGTCCTCGATGACTTGTTCGAGCAGCCGCAACTGCGTAAACACTTCCGCGCCGTTGATGCGCTTCGAGCGCCAGCCGAGAATATTGCCAGCGTGGATATGCACCCAATACGGCCGGATGCCCGCGGCGTTTTCCTCTGCCTTCGTGCGAACGCCGGTCGCTTTCGGGTAGTCCACCAGAATGCCGGTGATACCGTGCGACAGCGCTTCCTCTGACAGGCTCGCAGCGAACGCGTGCAGATTGCGCCCCTGCAGGTCGATGTCTGTGTCGCACCAATCCTTGATGCGCGCGGGCACATCATCGGTCAGCGTGACGGGCTTGCTGAACGGCTTGCCGGCCAGCACCTCGACCGTGCGAGGGAATGCAGGGAACAGCGTGGCCGTATCCTTGCGCGCCTTGTATGCGTCGTCAGATTCGCCGGGCCACTGCGGTAAATAGGTCTTGCCAGCCTTGCGCATGGCAGGCGTGCCGCCGAGCAGTGCGTCGATAATCGGCCAGTTCTCGGCCATCGCTTCCACTGCGGCGGACTGGTCGCGCACTGTTGTCGTCATGTGTCTAGAGTGTTTTCGCGCACCAATAGCGCGATGATTTTTCGGGCCCGGTCTTTTTCTGCGATCACGATTCTGTCTCGCTGATTGAATGCCGATAGCCGGTGCAACCATTGCCTCCATACTTCGACTGGAGCAAGCTGCGATGGACTTTCTAAGAAATGCAGTGGCCCACGCATTTACGCAGCCGTCAGCAGGTCAGGCCGAGATGCCTCGGCGATGCGCTTTGTCGCAATGGCGAAATAGCTCGGGTCGCGCTCGATGCCGATGAATCGGCGCCCGGTGCGCGCACATGCGACGCCGGTTGTGCCGGAACCCATGCAGTTGTCGAGCACCGTTTCACCATCGTTCGTGTAGGTGCGAATGAGGTATTCCATAAGCGCGACCGGCTTTTGCGTGGGGTGGACGGTTTTGCCTTCGGACGCGATGCCGATGATCGACCGCGGGTAATTCTCAAACTCCTGCAGCGAATCCTTGTCCGACTTGCCGTAGTTGCCGCCGTTGTCTCCACCCTTGCGGATCATCGGGACCGCCTTTCGAACAAGCCCTTGCGGGTTGTATGTCGGCTGCTTGTCGTAGAACACGAGCACGTTTTCGTGCGTCTTCATCGGCTGCAGCTTGGCGTTCAAATGCCCGGTTGCTCGCGTCTTGTGCCAAATCCACTCGTAGCGGAGCATCCCCAGATTTGACGCGCCGAGCACCTTGTCGAAAGGCGGCTGCGCCGTCAGCACGATCGCGCCGCTGCAAATTCGCTTGTAGTGCGCCCATAACGGCTCAAATGGGATAACCGAATCCCACTTGTTCTGCGTCGTGCCGTAGGGCAAATCGCACAGGATCAGATCGACCGACTTATCAGCGATCGTCTGCATTACTTCCAGGCAATCGCCAATTCGTAAGTCGATCTTTTCGCGCATGTGCAAATAGCCCGCACGCGGCGGGCTTCGGTAGTGTGTGTTCGGTTACATGTGGAGCGGGCGGACGGTCGTTTCAACCTTCCTCGCAAGCACGCGGTATCGCGTCGCGTCCCAATCGTGGTCTTCGGCGCTCGTGTCTACATCGTCCGGCTTCTTCGGGTCTCGAGGAAGGATCGGAATACGGCTAATCCAGCCGCGGCAATTCTCGAAAACATAGAACGCCGGATCTTCCGGCAGACCTGATTCGCTATCCTTGCCGCGCAGTGCCGCCTCGAGCATGTCGCAGAACAGCGACGCGCCATTGATGCGGCTGCCGGGTCGCTTGTCCGACTCTTTCCACGACACCCCCTGCTTTTTCATCTTCTCTGCGATCGATAGCTCGTTGTCGCCAGTGTTAAAGATCGACGAGTCAGCCGGACCCGGATTCACTCTTAAGCAGATCGACGGAATGACGTTGATCTGCCCACTCTCGAGACTCTGCGGAATATCGAGCTCCTTGCCGGCGATATGCGCGTCGATCCACTTGACGCCCTTCGCGACGTCGGTGGACGACATATTTAGCCCGGTATTCAGCTCGCCGGGCGGGCAGCCATACCATTCTCCGATCAGGAACACGGTTCCAGCCGGGAACTTCAGGTACTTACCGTTCGCGCTCACAGGCGAGCCATCCGATTCGGCCCACCAGAGGTTAGAGAACGGCTTGGACTCGCCCCAGTCGTGCGTGCGGTCGACGCGCCACGAATCAGGTATGCGGAACGGCTTGACCACATGCACCGCCTCTCGCCAAAGATGGTCGAATCGGCCGCCGCTTGTCACGTCCCATGAACCCTCAACCCATGCCTTGCGCTTGTTCGGATCGCGGATATTCATCAGCGTCGCGACGTAGATCGGATCGAGATACGGATTTTCTTTGTAGCTGCCGTGAATTGCGACCCGAGTCAGCGTAATGTCTTCGTCTTGCTTCGTCTGCGGGTTGAACACGGTCTGCGTCGTGCGCAGTACGCGGCCTCGAGGAACCGGCTCAATGAATCGTTTCTTGACCCATGCATGACCGACGCCGAACGGGTTGCTCGTGCTGAACATCTCGAGCGGAATGTTCGGCAGCAGCGAGCCATCCGGCAGCGGGTAATCTTGCGGCCTGAACGACGAGCGCAAGCACGACATAATCGCCTCATAAAAGGCGCTGCTTTGCTGCTTCGTCAGCTCATTGAAGCCGATGAACGGGAATTCCTGACCGTGATAGTCCCAATACTTGTCTTCGTCCTTGGCGAAACGGAACAGTAGTTCTTCGCCAGTCGGCCAAACCCACTTGAGTTCGGATGCGGACGACAGGAACCGAGCGCCATCGTTAAACAGGCGAAACATGCGCTTGCTCTGCGTGATAATGTCAGCAAGATTCTTGTATTCGATGTCGAAAATGATGCCGCGCCAGAACGACCCATATCCGCGCCCAACCAGACGCCGAAACCGCGCGAGCTGCGCGGCAGTCTTTCCCGGGCCTCGAGTGCCCTCATACAGGATCTCATTGCAGGGGCACGATAGCGCGAGTGATTGCGAGCCGGCCAGCGGCTTCCATACTGCGTTGTATGCCATCAGTGCCCCAGCGACTTACTCTGCTGCGCGGCGGCTACCTGCTCCCAGCTATCAACGCTGTCCGCAGTCGGCACCGGCATGATGTTGTTCGTGACCTCGCCATTCGTCAGCGCAGCTTCCTTCTGCTTGCGCTGAACCTCGAGACGTTTGATCTGCGTCTCGATCGCGTGCATTTCTTCGGCCCGCTTGTCTGCGCGCTGCTTCAGTTCGATGTCGGTCTGTTGCTGCATGAGACTCGAGCGACGCGCCTCGAGTGATTCGACTCGAGCGGTAAGCTTGTCGATCATGCCGACGTAATCCCGCACCTTAAATTTGCTTTCGCTCTTGGCGGTAACGTTCTCGGCGCCATCCCGCTCAATCTGTTCCTCGAGTTCTGGCGTGTCAGCCTTCTCATGCTCGCGCTGCAATGCACGCATCAAGCGAATTCGGGTAAGGCGCAATTCTTCGTCGACGCTGCCTAGCTCAAGCGACGCCGCAATGACGTTCTCGTCGTCGGTCAGGAATTTGCTATAGACAGAGCCAGGCTTAGCGGCTCGGCTATTGCCAATTGGCCTAGATGGATTCTTAGGGCCAGTACTGGCGCCGCCGTGCAGCTTGCAGCGCGTCTTACCATCCATCGGGGCGCGCTTGCATGGCGAGCCAGCCGATGTGAGCGCCCCACATGCTTTCGCCATGTGCGGCCTCGTTCATGGGGTTCTGTTTTCGCCAAATGAGCAGTTTCGACTTTTACCAGAGCGGCGCATCGCCACTTTTCGCTCAATCAGCGCGTTGAATGTATGGGTTGACCACGCCTAGCGCCGCAGAAACTGACCGAGGTCAGGGAGGAACGGCTTACGCTCTATCGTGGCCTGCCGGGGTTATTCGTGATGCGTCGCGCCACTCCACGGCCAGGCGCGTGACTGCAAGCAGTCTTTGTTCAGTAAATGATCGTGCCGGGCGGGATGTCGACGGGTTTCACCCATGTAGGCGACTGCGCCGACAAATTCAAATGGTTACGTACCGTGAACACTCGGTCAGTCCCGAGTTCACGAAATTCTTCGACAGGCGGCGTCACCTTATTGAACATCGTGTCCAGATGCTCGCGAATCGACTTCCATTGCGCAGGATCAGGCACCTGTCCGCGCGTCAACTCCACGAAGCCAGCCAACCAATATGCGAATTGCTCGGGCGTCATCACTTCCTCGCTTGGTGTAGGTGCGCGCTCACCGGCCTCGCCTGCGCGGAGAGTTCGCAGGGTTGACAGCAATCAGCCGGGAGCAGCGCGGGGGAATCATTTGCGTATGAGCGCGGCTCCGTATATGCCGGGACTCGGCAACAGTGCCAACTGCTGAGCAGCGCTCATGCGCGAAAGAGCCTCGTTTCGTGAGGCAGTCGGCCGTTGATCAGGCGGCACCGAACGAGATTGGCGATTGCGGGCAATACCCGCCCCTCGCGGATGACGCCTTGAACTAGCACATAACTGCAGCCCAGTATCACAAAGCGCCATGCGCGAAAGGCTGAGAGTGGCCGGCGCGCAGTCGGAATTCAACCGATCAAGCTAGCCTCCCTGTCGGCACGGTGGAAGCCTGCGCATTCACTCTCACGACTGTTGACTGGTAGGCTGCTACGTGCGATTTAACGGCGGCCCTCCTGGAAGGTTCTGTGCGCCGTACTCTTTACCCAAGCCAGTTCGGACCAATCAACATGCGTGAAAGTGTGTAGAGACCCGCTCGCGGCTCGGCATATCCGCCAGAGTCGGAGTTCTGGCGAGCCTTGAGCGGTCCCTTTGCTTGCGCGCAGATGCGGGGAGCATCGTGCGACGCTATTCCCACACAGGGAATTCTTTAGTGTGTCGTTCTGTTGCGCGCCATCACAGAGACAGCGCGGCCAATAATGTCGATCTCGTGCTGACCCTCTAGCCTCGCGGATATGGCCTCGACCGTATCGCGCCACTCGGATGGGTTTTCGAGCCCCTGCCGCTCGATCACACTGAGCGCGCAAGCCAGCGCATCGCACAGCGCCTGAATGTCCGCGTGCGGATCGGTGGCGCCGGCGCTCATACCGACTCCGGCGAAATCGTGTTAAGCATCGACGTGAACGCATACATTGCGTTGTAAGCCGCCGCGGCTTCGGTCTGCTGCGCGTTATCGGGATTCACCGGCTGCGCATGCGGGCGCATCTCAATGGTCGATACCTCGATCCCGGCATGCTCGATCATCACGCGGCGAGCAACGGCGATAGCTTCGGTCAGCTTCATTCCGCCTCCACGTAATCCTCAAGCTTTTCCAGCACGCAATCGAGCGCTTCGCACACGTCGATCATCGAATCTGTGACGAAAGCAGCCACGGCGAACACGCCTAACAGCGGCCAGCACATCACCCATGCAGCGAACTTCATGCGGCCTCCGTTAAACGTCTATCGATTCCGTGCCGGTATCCGTGCAATGTGCGCCAACGAACACAAAGCGCGCAACAGTATCCGCGAATACAACTTGTAACGAAAACTTCTCACACTGTCCGATACTGTTATGGCATCATTCGATCAAATGCTGGCTTGACAGTTAATCCGGCTTGTCGAGCGGATTGCAGCAGCGCAGGCCGTTCAACGGTCGCGCGCACCAGAAGCACCGCGGGCCTTCTTCAACGTATCTCAGGATCATTAGGAGTGCGCCATGAAATCAGCTTTCAGCACCGCAGGCGAATCCGACCTTGCGCGGGTTGCCGCTCGCTACTGCGACGATAGCTATGGCGAGCCTGAGCTGGATGACGACGCAGACGATAGCGACGCCGACAGCAACTGAATCACCACGAAGCAATAACCAAAAGGAACGGAAGCGATGAACACGATCAACCTGCCCAACCGCTTATTACGTCAGCCGGTCGACAGTCCACCAACCGACCGGCGAGAACAGCAGATCACTAACGCGTAGGCGGCTGCCATGATGGCGCGCCGTCAGCGGAACCCTGTGCTGCGGTTATAGACCGCAGAGAGCCAGCCTTGCGCTGGCTTTTTGTATGGTGGATGGACTAGGTAACGATCCTAGCTGGCCGAAGCGACAGCTTTACAGGCTGCCCCGCCTCCTTAGCGGTCTACCCATCCAGAAATGCAAAACCCCTGCCGACTTGCATCAGGCAGGGGCCTACTTTGTAAAAAGACGCTCGACCTTGGAAGGGAGCGGAAAGTAGATCTGGGGATCTACGAACGGAACCAACATGAACACATCGTCTTGCTAGACGCAAAAACGACACGTTAGACAAATCTTATCAAAACCTTCACAGTATCGCAAGCGCTATTTGCATACCTAAACGGTGTGCGTTGTATCGGCGCAAATAAGCTCGCGCAAGTGAGCCAGAACCTCCCGGCGCATGTGCGCGGGGATGGCGGCTGC